AACATTTGGCTATCCATAATTTCAACCCTCCTGAGTTGTTTCGTGTTCAAGATCAACCTCGTTCGCTCGCGCCGTGTGTGTGCTGGCGCCGCCAAGGCCGGTTAGGGTGTATGCGATCGAGTAGCCTTGGCTTCTGCATTCTCCGCGCGCTGGCGCGCTTCCGCAAGGGCGCGCTGGCTGGCCGCATCCATGTAAGCTTGCACCGCCGCCGCATGTTCAGCGTCGGTTTTATACCAGGACCGAAAGATAAAGGCGCTTTCCCTTAGCGCAGCGTCCCGCGCGTATAGGCTTCCGCCCCATCGCTCATTCAACATGCGCTCAAACTCGGTCACGCGGGCTTCATACTCAGCATCGCGCGTCACTTGCGCCAAGGCTTCGTCCGATGTCGTGTCAAACGGTTCCGGGCCGGGTTCCGCCCCGCCCGCGTACCGCGCGGCCTTCCAAGCCTTGCGCCAGCTTTCCCATTGGACAAGGTACGCTTGCCGGTCAGATGACAAGCGCAACCAAGCCGCGCGCTGCTTTGGGTTATCGCCCAAGGCTTGCGCCTTGCTGGCGCGCTTGGGTACTGGCGCGGGCTTGGGTGCCATCGCCACAAGACGCGCCAGCAGAGCCGGGCGCTGCAACACGGCTTCCAATAGCGCGGTATCATCGGGATCAAGGTAGGTATCGGGCATGGTTTGATTCCTCTCGGGGTTAGGGGGACGTTACCGCGCAAGCGGGCTAGTATATAATCCGTCCGCGTTCATCGAAGCGGTATTCATTCGCGGCCATACAATCGGCTATAGATTCCTCGCTTGTCTCATGGTCATATTGATCCCTGACAAGGCGGTAAATCCAAGCGGTGAAATCGCGCATGGCTTCCTTGATAGCCTCTTCCTGCTCGGTGGTGGCGTCACCATATCGCGTCCTTCCATCGGAGACTTCCACGCGAATTGACGTGTCGCGGTGGCTGGCGATCTTGGCGCCAAGTGAATAGAAGGCTTTGCGCTGCGCTTCCTGTAAATCGCGGGCAATAGCCTGCAAGGCTTCATCTTTGGGGTATTCCGATTCAATATCGGCCAAGGCTCCCTTCCGGTAGTCATATCTGCCAGAGAAAGATGCGCCGTCGCTTTGTGTATAGGATGCGCACCAATAAATCGCGCGGCGGTTGCCTTGTTTGTCTATCTCAATTCCCAATAGATTCGCGGCGGCTTCGATTTCGTCTTCCTGCCATTCATTGTCAAACACATGGGATGACAGCCACCAATCGCGGGCTTTCTCCTGGGCGCGCGGTGATAACTCGGCATAAGCGAAGGCTTGGATTTCAAGGGTTTCGCGCATGGGGTTCCTCTCAATAAAGCCGGGATTGGCTTAGATGATGGCAGGCTTACCCTGCCATCGCCAAAGCTAACCCTAAAGCAAGGCATAGGCCAGCAGCGCCAGAAACGCGGCGCAGATCAGGAAGCTATCGCGGGGTGTCATGGTGCGGCGTCGCCGATGTAGGGCAGCGCCCCGGCCATAATCGCATCCCGTTGCGTTCTGCCGGAGAATGCCACGCGGGCACCGTTGCCAAGGCTGAAGCCTTGCGCCTTGTCATAGGTCAATCGGCTATCCTCCGGCATATCCGGCATATGTGCCAGAATAACCCGCCCCCGGCTTTGCAAGGCGTCAAGCAACCCCGCCCGGCTTTTGCGTGGCGTATAGCAAACCAGCATGGCGCGGCCATCGGGCAGGGTTAGCCTTACCTCATATCGCGTGGCGTGCTGCTTGATACGCTCAAGCTGGCGCTGCTGCTGATCGGTTATCATGGCGTGGCGCCGCGGCGCATCATGCCGGCTCTTACATAGTAATCCGTACCCAAAGGGAACGCGGCGCGGGATATAGCTATTGCCGTTCTAAGCGCCGCAAAATCCCCACTGTTTCTGTAATCTGACATGGCGCAAGCTTTGCCGTCTTCGACAATAATCCGCGCTAAAATGGCTTCTAATTGCGCCACTCGGTCTAAACTATTCATATCCGATATTCTCCCTTCCTGAAGCGTGATTACCTCACAAGATGGCAGCGCCTTAGCCTGCCATCGCGTGAAGGAACCCCTACCGAGAGGGGAGACCGCTAGCGTTCCGATATTGCTTTTCAGCCCATTTATTGAGGTCACGCATAGCCGCGTCATATTCCGCTTGGCTATAACGACCAGACATAAGGCGCGCGTCATAGCGATTAGTCGCTATTTCCACCTGCCGCTCAATCTCAGTTTCGGTGTAATGACCCATTACTTGTTCCCCTTATGTTTCTAGACAAGACTAGACAAGTTTGGGTAGTCCAGATACCCAAAAATGCCGCGACGAATGCCGCTAGAAAGTCTTTTACAAGCTAATTGTGGCAAGATTAAGGCAAGGGCAGAAAAAAATAGGTCTTTTGGGTGTATTTTTCGGCATGTTTGGCGGTCAGAAATTGCAGGGGGCTAAGTCGCTGAAATTGCCCGGCTTTTATATATGTCTTGGGTCATTTAGGTAATACCTACTATAAACACTCCATTAGATATTTGTTAATATAGTGTAATTACTATATATATGGGCGACGGATGTTAGCGATGTTTTTTCGATAGCCCAAACCGCCCAAATGACCCAAAGCCAAACGCCGCACAATTTCTGCGAGGGGGGCGCTGTCATCAGCAGTTAGAACGAGAGTGCGAACCCGCTAGGCATTGCCCAAATGACCCAAAAGGTTAATTTCTCTTTTGCTACCCAAATTGCCCAAAAGATTAACGCTGCGCGATTGGCGCCGCGCGATCTGGCGCCATGCTGCGCTGCAAAATGTTTGGCGGTCAGGGCGAGGGGGGGGGAGAAAGGGCCGAGCGATTTCTCGTGTCAAAAACGGAGGGGCCACAAGAAATTTTTACGCAGCCAAAAACCTACGCAACAAAATCTTTTGCAAAATTTTTATTTTTTGCGCCAACAGCCAAATGTGCTACACCCGGCCCATGACGTTTTACTCCCTGCCTCATGAGCCGCGGCGGCTGCAAGCGACCGAGGCGCGGTTGGACGCAATTTACCAAGCGGCGCGCAAGGGCGCGCGTGGTGACACGCTTGCGCTGGCCGCCGGCATGACGCCGCGCGAATACCGCGCGCTGTGCGAGTTCGACCCCCTGGCCGCGCTGGCGGAAGAAAAGGGCCGGGCGGACGGCGAAATGGCGATGGCGCAAGTGCTGCATGATGCGGCGATGGCCGGCGACGCCAAGGCGGCGTTGGACATGCTGAAACACGCGCACGGATGGGTGGCGAAGCAAGCGGTGCAGATTGACGTCAACCAAACCATTTCCATCACAAGCGCGCTGCACGAAGCCAGCCGCCGCGTGATTGAAGGCTTGACCGAACCTGCCGACGCGCCGACTGAGCCCGCGCCCGCGCGCCTAACGCATATCGAACAGGAAGAACATGCAGACCACGCGGTATAGTGCCGACGACGAAATGGAGTTGATGTCCCGGCTGTGGACGCCGGCGCTCAAAGACGACCCGTTCAAGTTTGTGATGTTCGTATTCCCCTGGGGGCAGAAGGGAACACCGTTAGAGAATTTTGAAGGCCCGCGGCGGTGGCAGCGTAAAGCGTTGCAGCGCATGGCCGACCACATCAAGGCCAACAACGGCAAGGTTGACTTCGACACGTTCCGCCGGGCTACGTCGTCTGGGCGCGGGATTGGCAAGTCGGCGCTGGTGGCCTGGCTGGTTATTTGGATGCTTTCGACGCGGATTGGCAGTACGACCGTGGTGTCGGCCAACAGCGAGGCGCAGCTTCGGTCTATCACCTGGGCGGAAATTACCAAATGGCTAAGCATGGCGCTCAACAGCCATTGGTTCGAGCCAAGCGCGACCCGCGTGTTGCCGGCCAAGTGGTTGACGGAGTTGGTGGAGCGCGATTTGAAGATCGGCACCCGGTATTGGAACGTCGAGGGGCGGCTGTGGTCGGCGGAAAACCCGGACGCCTACGCCGGGGTTCACAATTTTGCGGGCGTCTTGCTGGTATTCGACGAGGCCAGCGGTATTGACGACAGCATTTGGGGAGTGGCGTCGGGGTTCTTTACCGAGAACACGCCGAACCGCTTTTGGCTGGCGTTCAGCAACCCCCGGCGTAACAACGGGTATTTCTACGAGTGCTTTCATTCCATTC